ATCTTTACGCTAGATTGTGGTATTCAAATTTTAATATTAATATTAAATCGCTCGGAGTAACAGAAACAACTGACATTGGAAATTTTATAAATAATCTATTAAAGATAAAATCTAACAAATGGCATAGTTTATATATACCATATGGTTCATATACTTTAAAAACCACTATTATTATTGATAATATTACTAATTTTAAAATATACGGCGATGTCGGTTCTACAATAATTAATTGCACAAGTGATGCAATCAGAATATATGGTGGCAGTTATTCAATAATTGAGAACATCATATTTAATGGTTCTGGTTATGAAGTTGGTTATTCTTTATCTGATAAACATTTTAACGATCAAACAGACCGAAGCGGTAATACAGAACTTAACAATACTAATTTTAAAAATTTTTTAATAGGGATTAGGATTGATGCTCCGTCTGGTTATAACATATTTAACAGAGTGCAAATATCTAGCATACCAGAAAACGGAATCGGAATACAAATAGGTAAAAACTATTCAAATACATCTGGAATTTTACCAAACTATATTTATTTCACTAATTGCAATATTGACGCTAAAGATATCCCCAACGCAACCTGCAAAGGAATAGACATTCATTGCGGGCAATATATAAATTTTAATAAATGCGACATTGCAAACTTTAAACAAAGTACCGCTATTATTGTAGATTGCGATGTTGATTCTATAAGTGACATTGCTTTCATTGATTGCCAATTATTTAATAACAAAATAAATGCCAATATTGATAGAACTGTAACAAATAATTTTTTAAATATTCGATTTTGTATGTGCGTATTATCCTCTTATATCACTGATTCTATAGGTATTAAATGCAAACCAAAATATCTAATAAATTGTTTTGATATTAATAACTGTGTTTTTTTAGGCACTGAAAAGCAATGGGACATGATGTTGGATTTTAATGATAATGTTTTTTTAAACGTTAATACTAGCACTAATATGTATAATCCTTTTAAACATACTAACTTACCATCAATAGACAAAATATGTGCGTCTCCAAAATGGTTATACGGAAAAGTAACAACATCATTGACTGCTAATATTGACTCGGAAATATCACTAACTGTAGGATCTAACAATGGATGGAAAAAAATAACAGATGTAACACCAATTACAACTATTCATAATTTCAATGCTGACGATAAAGCTCTATTTGGAGAAATTACGGAAGATGTTGATAATAATACAAAAACATGTAAATGTTACACACCTAGCACTAATAAAAATCCTATTATAGCATCACTTAGCATTTTATAATCATATTGCAAACATATGTTCGAAAACATCAACCCTATATGTGTTTCTCACACACGGACACAAGACCATA